CTCCTTGATCCGCCGTGTGGGCAGGTACGCCGGCCAGCTTGCTTTGATCGCGCCGTTCGCGTGGAACTGCATCTCCCCGTTCACCAGGCGCGGCGTCTGCCGCACGATCAGGGCCGTCTCGCCAGCAGGCGCGAGCGCGGCGAGGTACTCAATGAATTCTTGTGATGTCATTTGCCAGTTCTCCTACTTCCCGTAAACGGTCATTGTTTTGATGCCGATGCCCAGCGGCAGACCCGCCGCCCATGCTGGCGGGTTGGTCATCACCCGCTTCATCAGTTCGGTTGTTCGCGCCGAGTCGCTCGTCTCGCAGACGATTTCGTCGTGGACGTGCAGGACCACATCCTCGCCCTCGCGCTCAAGTTCACGCAGCGCATGGCGCAGGATGTCATGCGCCGCGGCTTGCGTGACGTTCTCGCATGCCAGACCCGGCCACAGGCGCGCGCGAGGCCACTCCTTGGCATCAGCGGCGGGTTTCCAAGAGGCTTTGGCGTAGCTGATGCCATCCGAGTCGAGTCGAGCGTGGGGATAGCAGAGTATGCGCCCAGACGGCAGCGCGTACCAGAGATGAGCCCCATCGAACAAGTAGGATACCCGCCCTGCCGGCACCGCCTGACTCTTGCGCCGCATGGCGCCCATGTAGGCCCGCTCAAGGTCCGACCAGAACAGCGGCGCCCACGGGTTCGCCTTGCGCCAAGCACCCACCATCCGCTTGGCCTCATGCTCGGGCAGATTCACGCCATACACGCGCCCCATCGCAGCGAACGCGCCCACGCCGCCTCCGAACCCGCAGGCGAGTTCCTGCACCTTGCCGATCTGGCGCTGCCCGGTGGACACCGCGTCCTCGGCCTCGTAACCGGCCAATATGGCGTCATACGAAGTGTTGAACGTCGCGGCCGCGTTGACGATGTAGGCGTCCAGACCGCGACGAAACGCCTCCAGCTTGGCGTCACCCGCAGGCGTGTTGGCCAGCCACGGGTTCACGCGGCCTTCGATGGCCGACCAGTCAGCGACGACGAACTGTTTACCCGCTGCCGGGATCAGCGCAGGCCGCAGCATCCCCTTCAAGACATCCGTCACCCGCTTGCCGAACGCAGGAACGATCTGATGTTTACGGCACATCGCATGACGGACGGCCTGCGGATCTTTGGCGACCTTGCGGGCGAAATTGTGGACTTGCAGGCCGTAGCTGGACGCCCGGCCCGTGGCAGCACCGCCACCAAAGACGAACGCGCCGCGCACACGGTGATCCTCGACATCCGCAAGGTTGGCCATACGGACGAATTTGGCGACCGACGATGCCCAGAGGTCGTCTGCGCACTGGATGACGGTCGCAGCGTCAGGGGGTACTTCATCAGGGTTTTCCTCTGCTAGGATCAGCAGTGCGGCACGGACGGTTTTGTCGATCGACTGCTTTTCTTCGCCGTCTTTGTGGACCGTCATCAGACGGCGCGCCTCGGGGCCGACCCGCGCCCACACCCACTCACGCATCCGGGGCGAGCGCACCGACGTGATCTCGCCGTCCGTCACCTCGCGCACCTCCTGCTGGATGGCGTCCAGTTCCTCGACAGCGTAGGTCTGCGCGGCCTTGGCCAAGTCTACGTCCACCAGCACGCCACGGTCGTTGATCCGCTCGTTTGCCCAGTAGTCGGCCAGCTCCTCAGCAGACAGCGGGCGCAGGGCCTTGCTGATGGCCCGCATCGCCCGGACGTCCTGAGCGCAGTAGTCAAACAGGTCGGCCAGGTCTTGCTCGGTGTGCTTGAACGGCGGGATGCAGCACTTGCGCACCAGCGCAGCGCCCTTGTGATCCTTGCGCATACTGGCGCCGGCAAACCGCCCCACGTCCTCCAGACTGCCAGGCGCGCAGTTGGAGCGGGCCTGCGCTGCGGTGCAGTAGAACTGCTCCAGCGCCGGCACGGGCGCCCCATGATCCGGCCCCAGCACATACGTCCAGATCAGCCGCTCAAAGGCTGCGTTGTGGGCGCGGATCTGTACACCAGAAAGAATTGCCGTCGAAACTTTCTGTGGAAACGGCTGGTCTGGTGTCCAGACCTGCACATCCTCGTCGTCATGCGCATACGCCATGCACAGCACTTCTGTGCTCGCGTCCTGCGCGTAGTTGTAAACGCCCGCGACTGTGAGGTCGCAGGCGCTGCGGGTTTCGAAGTCAATCCAGATGGGCATAAAAAAGATGGCCCCGAAGGGCCACCCTTACTCTCAGGCCGCGCGACGACGACGGCCAGTCGGTGCCGGCTCGGCGGCAGTCTCCTCGGCAGGCGCCTCGGCTTCGTCAGCCGCGCCGTCCATGCCGACCCAGTGCTGCACATCAAGCACGGGCACATAGATGCGCCCGTAAGAGCTGTGCTGGTAGTGGTCTTTCTTAAGCGCCACAACCGGCACGGGCTTGGTTTGGTCCTTCTCCACCTGAGTGGCGATGGCCACCGCAAGCCCTTGCACCGCACGCCGACCACCGACGCTGGTCACGGCAAAGCGCGCTTCCACGCCAGCGTCTTCCCCGCTGACGCACTTCAGGCTGAATCCGACCTGCGGCTCCCACCCTCGCGCGTTGTTCTCCGGAGCAGGCCCCATTTCAGGCAACGGTTGCGTGATGCCAACCATTTTTTCACCCAAAACAGTGCCCGCCGCCGGAGTCCTTTCCGCGCCCCACGCAATAAAGCCGTGGACGAACGAGAACGGATTGACAGCCCACAAGGAGCCCTCCTCCACCTCGGTCTGGTCCGCGCCAAACACCCAGTGACCCGTCTTGTCCATCTTCAAAATAACCGTGAGGGAACCTACGTCAGGTGCGATGGCGCGAAGGGCCGTGGAGAGGGAAGAAACTGCCGGCAGACCGGCTTGAGAGAACGCAACGATATTGTTGGACACGATTGAACCTTTCACTTCAGTTTAGAAAGGGCAGCAACCAACTGCTGCCCGATGAGCACCGCCGCGGGCCGGGGATCGCTCTCCGCCGCGAGGGTGTTGCCTGACGAGACGCTCACGACCTGATTGGCCGGGAACTCCACGCCGTGCTCCTTGCAGACCTTCTCCATCTGAGCAGGACTGCGCAATTTGATCTCTTGGTACTTGGTAGTGCAGATGCCGGCGTTGAGCCACAAAACGTGCATCGCCTTCTCATCAGCCCACTGACGGGTCGCCCGCTTGGGCACCAGTTTATAACCCGGCACGGGCATGCCCTTCTCCAGCCGCTCCTGCGCCAGCTTGCGAGCGTCAGCGATGAAGTCCTCCAACCGCTCGGCCAGCGCCAGCGCTTGGCCCAGCGCCTCGGGGTCCACCGTGGCCAGCGCCGTATGCGTCACGCGGTCCACCGCGCCGCTGACTTGCGGGCAGATCGGCTTGGCGGTACACCACCGGCAGTGGTCACCGATGACGACGGGAGCGTCAGGGCGCTGCGCCAACTTCACAGCGGCGATCAGTTCACGCTCAAACTCATGCACGCGCTTGAACGTCGTCACCCAACGCCTGACGTGCGGCGGCTGCACGATCACGATCTCGATCTCTTCGGCGCCGTCAAATGCCCATTGCACCTTGCTGGTCTTCATGGCCGCAGCAGCGTAGAACAGACCCTGCTCGGACTCCTCGGCCTCGACCATCACGCCGTCGCCGAACTTCCAGTCCAGCACGACAGCGCGGTCGCCGATGCGGCCAATTAGGTCAGCGTTGCCGAACACGCCTTCCAGCGCCTTGACGCCCTCAAACTCCACCTCGACCTCCTGCACGAACTGCATCGTCTGCTCGGGGTCAATCTGGTCAAGCGCGTCGATGCAGAACTGCAGCTTCTCGGCCTGCTCGGGCGTCAGGTTGTGCTTAGCGATCACGTCGCCCATCTCGCCATCGGCCAGCAGGTCTTCCATGCAGCCGTGCAGCATGGTGCCTTCATCGGCGTACTTGGACGAGGCCTGCGGCGGCATCTTGGCAACGAGCGCCACGCTGCCTGGGCAGTTGATGACGCGCTTGGCGGAGGAACCGCCGACTACTTTACTGTGTTGCATGTGGACTCCAGTGAACTGATGAGGACTGCAGTGTATCGCACAAAAAAGACTTGCACAAGACTTTTTTCCGCTATAAAGTTACGGACATGGCCAAACACAAAATTTCGGAGTGACGCTTGATCCATTACCACGGGCTGCCCATCACGCCGCAGACATCGGCTGTTTGCGCGGTGGGCGGTGGACACGCATTTGTATCGTTTGCACACCCAGGTCAATTAGGTGTCGCGGTGGAGATATGCCAGTCGTTTGCGGTTGACAACGGCGCGTTTCCTGCGTGGAAAAACGGGCGGCCAATTCAAGACTGGCGCCCGTTCTACGAGTGGGCGCAAGAGTGCCGGCTGACGCCAGGGTGCGACTTCGCCGTAATCCCCGACGTCATAGACGGCGACGAAGCAGCTAACGACGCGCTGCTGGATGAGTGGCCGCTGGGCGCTGTGTTCGGCGCGCCTGTCTGGCATATGCACGAATCGCTAGAAAGGTTGGAGCGCCTTGCTTGCGCGTACCCGCGCCTGTGCATCGGCAGCAGCGGCCAGTTCGCTACGGTAGGCAACGCAAAATGGTGGGCTCGCATCGACCAAACAATGCGTGTCGTGTGCGACCTGAAGGGCCGCCCGCTGGTAAAGCTGCACGGCCTTCGCATGCTAAACCCCAAGGTGTACACGCGGCTGCCGTTCACCAGCGCCGACTCCACCAACATCGCCCGCAACGTCAACATAGATAAGCACTGGGCGAAAGGCAACTATCTTCCTCCTACCAAGGAAGCGCGGGCGCAGGTTATGCGCCAGCGTATTGAAGCGTTCAACTCACCAGCAACCTACGACTTTAAGGAATCAGCATGAACCTCTCCATTGCCATCGCCGTTTACGCCGCCGCCATGACGCTGGCCAACTTGTCCGTGGCTGCTTTCGGGCCTAGCATCTCACCCATCAACGCCTTCATCCTCATCGGCCTTGACCTTGCGCTACGCGACTGGCTGCATGTGCGGCTAAAAGTTTGGCAGATGGGCGCGTTGATCGCCGCCACCGGCGCGTTGACGTACATCCTTAACCCTGCAGCCGGCCAGATCGCCGTTGCATCGGCGTGCGCGTTTACCGCCGCCGCGCTGGTGGACTGGAGCGCGTTTGCAAGGTTGCGCGGGTCGTGGCTGTTCCGGGCCAACGGATCGAACGTGGCTGGAGCTGCAGTAGACAGCCTGCTGTTTCCCACCATCGCATTTGGTGCGCTGATGCCGCACATCGTAGCAATGCAATTTGTAGCCAAGGTGGCCGGCGGCGCGTTGTGGGCTTGGGTTCTGCGGGGGGCGCGTCATGCTTGAGAAAGATGTCGAACGCAGGCTGGTCAAGGGCGTAGAAGCCCTCGGCGGCAAGGCGTACAAGTTCGTATCGCCCGCCCACCGTGGTGTGGCCGACCGTCTGGTCGTGCTGCCTGGTGGCCGCGTGTGGTTCGTGGAGGTCAAGACCGACAACGGCAAGCTGTCGCCGCTGCAGGAGGTGTTCCGCTACGAAATCAAAAATATGGGCTGCGACTACTGCTGCGTCTACGGCGCTGCAGACGTGGATCACTTCCTTCGCTATGTGGTGACGGTATGAAGCTGCGCCCCTACCAAGAGGAAGCCGCTGACTTCTTGTACGAGCACGACCGGGCGATGGTGTTGGCGCCGGTTGGTGCAGGGAAGTCAGCGATCACGCTGACGGCCATGCGCGATCTGGTGGCTGCCGAAGGCACCCGCTTCCTCGTCGTCGCGCCGCTGCGGGTGGTCACTTCGGTCTGGCCTGCGGAGGCCACCAAGTGGGCGCCATATCTCAAGGTGCGGGTGGCGGTCGGCACGCCCGCCCAGCGTAAAGCAGCACTTGACAGTGACGCTGACGTCATCGTCACCAACTACGACAACCTGCAGTGGCTGGCCGAGCAGGACGTGCAGTTCGACGCGGTGGTGTTTGACGAACTCACGCGGCTGAAGAACCCCAGCGGCAAACGCTTCAAGGCGTTTGAGAAGGTCATCAAGTCTGTCGAGATTCGCTGGGGCTTGACCGGCTCGTTCACCAGCAACGGGCTGGAGGATGTGTTCGGGCAGTGCAAGGTGATTGATCAGAGCCTGCTGGGCCGCAGCAAGGGCGCGTTCATGCAGCAGTACTTCTACCAGAACAACCGCGGCACGCACACCGAGTGGGAGCCCCGGCCCGGCTCGCTGCCCGCCGTGATGCAGCGCATCAAGCCCGCCACGTTCGTGCTGGAGCCTGGCGAGTACAAGGACAAGCTACCCCCGCTGCACACGGTGGAGATGCCCTGCAGCATGGCGATGGACGACTACAACACCATGAAGAAGGACTTCGTGCTGCAGTTTGGCAACGAGACGACCATCGCGCAGAACGCCGCGGTGGTCACGCAGAAACTGCAGCAGATGTCCAGCGGGTTCCTGTACACCGACAACGGGCCGCGGTGGTTGTCGCCGCACAAGTTCGACGCGCTGGACGACATCCTGTCGGAGAACCAGCACGCCAACACCATCGTCGTTTACAACTACGTCGAGGAGTTGAACGAGTTGCGCAGGCGTTACCCCACGCTGGCGGCGATGGACGAGAAGTGGGACGTCATCAAGGGCTGGAACGCTGGCCAGGTGCGGCTGCTGGCCATTCACCCCAAGAGCGCCGGCCACGGGCTGAACCTGCAGCACGGCGGGCATCACATGATCTGGCTGTCGCTGCCGTGGTCGCTGGAGTTGTACGAACAGACCATCGGGCGGCTGCACCGCAGCGGCCAGGCGCGTGACGTGTGGAACTATGTCTTGCTGACCGCAGACACCGTGGACCAGAAAATCTGGGCGGCGCTGCACGACAAGCAATCCCTTTCCCAACTGGCCTTGGAGGCATTGAAGTGAAGAAGATCACGGAGCGGCTGAAGGTAGCGCGGGCCGAGCACAAGATTGCGCTCAAGGCGTTCAACATGGCGCAGCGCAGGCTGCATAGGGTGCTGGTCACCATCAACACACTGGAGAAGAAGCATGAACTGGCGATGGCTCAACGAGCACCTGTCAAGCAAGACTGAGCAGGAGGTTAGCGCCCTGCTGGAGCAGGAGCGCAAGACGCTGCGCCGCGTCACCATCTTGGAGCGGCTGCATCAACGCTACACCGTCCTGCGCGCTGCGCGGGAACGCATGGAGATCCTGAAGGAGGCAATCAAATGATCCGCGACCACATCCGCCGCCTGTGCGGCAACATCAACCACGCTGAACTCATGCAGCGCGAACTTGACCAGGCCCACCGCAGCCTGCTGGAGGCTTACAGCGCCCGCGAATACGCCGAGGCGATGGTGACGTACCACCGGGCTCGCATCGAGCGCCTGCGGAACACGTTGGCACGGGAGGAAGCATGAACGACAAACCCATTCCAGCCGAGGCGGCAACCGAGATCGGTCAGGACGAGACCAATTTTTACGGGCTAGAGTTCTGGAAGTTGGAGGTCATCGACGTTCTGATCTTCGCCATCGGATTGGTGGCGTGCGCTGGCGCTGTGGTGCTGGTGTTTGGTGGGGGTGCGGCATGAAGAAACTACCCAAAGGCCTTGACCAACAAGGCCGCTACCCCGAGGCGGCGACAGAAGTGGGCATTGATGACGCCCCTGAATCCTTGGGCACCCTGGTGGTGCTTGGGCTGTGCGTTGTTTGTCTCGTTGGGGCGATTGCGCTTGCGGTGGGGGTGTTGGTATGACCACCCTACGCGAAGCCGCCCAGCAGGCGCTGGAGGCGTGGGAGTACATCAACAAGTACGGCTTTGTCTTGGCCGATTACGAAGGCCCGATGGAGCAAGCCATCACCGCCTTGCGCGAAGCCCTAGCCAAGCCGGAGCGAGCGCAAGCCATGAGGGATGCGGAGGGGGAGGTATGAGCATCGTCACCCACGTGGCGGTTTTCTTTGCCCGCAATCCCGAAGAAGAGCTGACAACCCACGACGTCGGCATCAAGTGGGACGTGAAGCCCAACAACGTGAGCGCATCCCTGCGCTATGCCGAGCAAGCAGGCTGGGTCACCCGCACGAAGCGCGCCGACCCGACAACGCGGACCAAGTACCGGTGGGTCTACACCGCTGGCCCGCTGCTGCTACAGAACCCGCTCGGTGAGCGCGAGGCGGTTATTTCGTCACGCCCTTGAACTTTTCCACCGTGCGAAGCCCGCCAATCCCCAACATGCCGGTGATGACGACCCACAGCAGATCAAGGTTCAGCGTGGGTGGTGTGGGCCAGCCCTTGATAGTTGCCAGCCAAGCCAGCAGCGGCTGCAGGATCGTGGCGTAGATGAATCCTGCACCACCGGCCCACCCGAAAAACGGGCGCCAGCCGGCCACGAACACGCTGGCGTGACTGGCCTCGCGGGCGTTGATT